TCGCTCAAGAGCAGGGTTTGAAAGGTAAGGAGATCGGTCGGTACATGAACCGCATGAGAGAACTCTCTCGTATGGTCATCTTGGACAACCCTGATGTGGTGTCGGCTCCCAACATGTTGAAGCAACTTATTGCGCGTGAAGCAAAGCGTATGCGTATCGCCTCATTGCTTCCTGTCATGTCGCCTTGGTTCAATGTTCGGGAGGTCATCAAACAGTGCATTATGCTTGAGGACCACCTGTTCCAACCACGCAAGCGTTGTCCCGATTGCATCTCGAAGCATTTTCTGACCATCGAAGCCTTCTTGGAAGAGGCGGTGACGTTGGATAAGAACAAATCTCTCGATTTTGATGCGGCAGCGTTGGCGGACAGGATTCGTTTGTTTCAGACCGCTTGGGTTGAAGGCGTTGATCCCGAATGGTTGGCGCAAGGCGTGAGGGCTATCCGAAAGAGCCTGCGACCGCAGAGCTTGCTCTCAATTCGTGAAGCGCAGCAACTCAAAGATCAATGCTGCATACATGTAGCAACCAAGTCGCACGGCGAAAACGAAGACGAACAAACCGAGCGGCTGGTTAAGAAATCCCCGAAGAAAAAGCCGCCTCGTAAAGATCTCAAGAAAGAGCGCGTTGACATTGAAGCTGATCCCGACATTGAAAACTTAGGTGCTGAGGGCGACCGTGACTTGAGCTTAAACTACAAGCGTGTTGCTGCACTCTGGATTCAAGCCGCCATCGAAAAGACGGATGGGGGTAAGTTCAAGGCGACCAAGGGAGATCGTTCTGAATACTTTACGAGCGAAGATGACGCTAAGGCTTGGCTAAACGACGAAGAGCCTGACGAAGATAATGGTGGTGAAGAAGAAGCCGAAGGTGGTGAGGAATCCGAAGGCGGCGAAGAAGCGGCTGGCGAAGATCAACAGTTGGTGCAAATCGAAAGCGATGATGACATTCCTGAAGCCTTAAACGGCTTTTTGCACATCGACAGCTTTGCTGACGAAAAGGGAAACGTGACAGGCGAGCTTTCCATTTCGGGTCCAGCCGACAATGGGAAATACCGTGTGACCTTCAAACACTCAGACGGTACAGAGGACTCTGTGTCTTTCGACCCCAACAGTGATGCGGGTCTACAGCTCTTGACGGATTTCCCTGATACGGTAGCCAAGAATCGCGAGATCAAAGAGGATAGTTTGGCTACTAAACAGAGAGCCGTTCGCAAAAAGCTCCACAAGCACATGGAGAAGCTGCTTCCAGAACTGGCTGAAAAACTCCCCTCAGACAACTTCATTGACAGCGCAGACTTTGATCACGATGCCTTTAATGTTGCTTACGACAAGCAAAAGGCTGTGTTGAAGGAAAACCCATTAAGTATCCCTGAAGCGCGAGCCGCCCTTAGCGGTCAGGCGGCAGCGGATATGTTCGATCAGAACGAAGACAAGCCAGTTGCAGAGTTGCTTGGCGAGATCGTCGCACAAGCAGATTACGCCAAGGATACGCATTTCAACCCCTCGAAAAACTTGACGAAACCAAGCATTAAGGGAGAGTTGACAAAGGACGAGCGGTTCGCACAAGTCTCGGCAACAGTCGAAGACACCAAACGGTACGATGCCGATGATCGAGAAGTATTGGTCTTAGCTCTCCAAGCCGAGCGAGAGAAGCTGGATGACAAGTCGAAACGCGCTCAAGAAATCGATGCGCGGATTGAGGGGCATCAGCTTGGAGCCATCATTAAGGGTGAAAAAGTCCCGAGTGGGAAAGAACCCTCAAAAGGCACTGCCACCTTCATTCAAAAGTTGGCTGAGACGGAGGATGGGTTGGCTGTTCTTTGTTCACCAAGCTCGGAGTGGGGCAGCAAAGAAGTTCGGGAGTCAATGAAGTCTGCTTTGGACGCTGTTCCAGATGAAGACTTCACCGACATGTTTGAAGAAAAGACGGCTGCGCGTCAGCTTGCAGACAAGGTGAAGAGCGCAAAAGACGTTGATGAGCGTAAGATGTGGCGTGAAGCCGCTTTAACGATCCACATGGACAACATGACTGTATATGAGCCTCTGTTGGATGAGACGGCATCGCCAGATAGTGCGAAGCAAGAGTTCCATCAAAAGAGTGATGAGTACCTTAAAGAAATGGATGATCGGGTCGAAGAGGACTTCCAAGGTGCCTTGGGTTGGCTTAGACAGATGTTATCTGCGCTTGTTTCAGCCATCTTCAGCAAAAAGGACGAAAAGTCTAACCAGTCAAAAGATAAGAAAGTGGACCAGTCAAAAGTCCCGACATGGAAACTTTTGGCTGACAAAGTACGAGTCCACGAAGAAAACGGCGACCCCGATACATTGTCACACAAGACTAAACCAGCGACCCCCCCTCTATTCGGAGGTGGTCCAAATAAAGAAAAGTGAAGGGTCGGTTCAATGGTGTCTCTATACGACTGCCCTTTTATTGAGGGCTGCCTCCGTGGTGTGCCACTTTAATGTGAGATGACTCACACTGACCTTTAGGGATAACTTACAGGAGGATCTATAATGGCCCTAACAAAAGAAGCTGCTAAAGCAATTACCGCCGATCTTGACCGTCTCGCACAACTGTTCGAGGCAGATCACGTTGCACTTGGTGTTCCAAGTACGGTTGCGACCGATTTCGCATACCGTTGTGACCTGCTCTCCGACTTCGTTGAGAAGCGTGGTGGTCTTGACCGCACTGACTCCATTCAAAAGGAGTTTGACAACGAAATCGAGACTTCCCATCAGCCCGAAGAAGACTACATGGCTACCAAGACCTATCAGGACGAGCTTTATGAGCTTGGTCAGATGGTCGAGAGCGGTGATCTTGGAAAGGCTGCTCTTGAGAACATCGCCACTAAGGTCGCTGATCTCTTGAAGGCTGCTGGCGACGAAGACGAAGCCGAAGCTGAGGAAGAGGAAGCTGAGGAAGAGGGATCCGAGGAAGACGAAGCCGCAGACAAAAAGGCTCATCTAATCAACCTCGCGAACAACCTTCTCCGTCTTGCTGGCGACGATGACGACGCTGAGGAAGACGACGAAGACGAAGACGAGGACGAAGACGAGGACGAAGGCAAGAAGGCTTTCGCTCACGGCTACGGCGTTTAATAGGTTTTTCCGTGAAGCAGGCAAGCGCATATACAGATTACCAATCGTTGGCAGCGGAGTTTGCTGTGGGGGATCGTGTGATTCCTTTCGGTCACGACGCTGATGCGGAAGGGACTATTGTTGCCCTTTACCCCGCGATTGGTATGGCTGACGTTCAGACTTCGGTCGGAGCGCAGCGGTTTCCTGTGGAAGACCTACAACGCTTGAACTCTACGGGTGCGCGTTCCGCTCCGATTGAAACCGAATCCGTGCCAGGTGGCGCAGGTTCGGTACCAAAGAAAGCCTCGCCCTCAAAAGTGGCTTTGTATTGGAAGAATCGGGATCGCAAATACCACGCCACCCGTGGCGAGTGTGAGGGTGGTCAATACAACTGTCCTAAGTGTAAGGGCCACCATCTCAAACCCGCCATCTATAAGCGGCGCGAGGGGTTGAGCGAGCGACTTTTAGCTTGCCCGAGCTGCTTGTTCTTGATCAAGGATCTCGACATCCATTTGCACAGTGGAGGTGAATAATGGCGTTTCTCAAGTATGCGAAAGCCACAGTTGTTTCCCCTCACGTATCGGCAAAGGGTTGGGGAAAGATCAGAACAGCCGCGACAGACCAGAGTGTGTCTTCGAGTGTTTCATCCAAGGCTGAAGAAATCTTGGGCGGTGCGTTTGACCCGTCTAAGTACCTTCTAAGCCACGCGACTATCGTGTGTTCGGTGGACGTTGAGGACGTTCAAGGGGTTAAGGTCGGTTCTGTTCAAGAAGACGGAACCAAGATCACCCGTTCGTATACGGACTACCGAATCAATCCCGACTGCGACAAGTTCATCAATAACAATCTTGATGCTTGGTCCCGTGACGTATTGATGAAGTCTTATCGGACATTTGTCGGAGCGCATAACTTCGTCGAACACGTCCAGATTGAGAATCTGTCAAAGGGTCGCATCATTGATGCAGTTGCTCGCGATATTGGCGACAGCGTTTACATTGACATTTTGGTCGCCACCGACCGTAAGCACACCGATTTGGTGAAAGCTATCGAAGGTGGGAAGATGGCTACAATGTCGATGGGCTGCTCTGTAGACTTCACAGTCTGCACCAAGTGCGGCAACGTCGCTGCCGATGAAACTGAAATGTGCAATCACATCAAGTATCAAAAGGGCAACACGTTCTTTGATGAGTCGGGTCGGCAGCACCGAATTGCGGAGCTTTGCGGACACCACACCCTTGATCCCACAGGCGGCGTCACATTTATTGAAGCCTCTTGGGTTGCGACACCAGCATTTGCTGGCGCGGTGATGCGAAACATTCTGGCACCGACAGAGATGAGTCCAAGCGCAGTTAAAAAGGCTCAAGAAGTTCTTTCATCCCCGCCGAAAGAGTGGGTCGAAGATGACCGTCTTGCAAAAGCGGCATCTTTTGGCGACTTAGCGGCTGATTGGGGTGATGAGGACGAAGGTGAAGACAGTTCTGACGATGCAGGAGCATCGCCCATTAAGGAACTGGAAGACAAGATTGTCGCCAAGATTCTTGAGAAAGCGCGTCAACGTATTGAGGATGATTTGAGCGGCGAGCCTTCGTCTATTTCTGATTCCACAATGGAGCCAAATGACACATTACAGCGAGAAGCCTCTTGGAAGGATTCTTATCTGATTGGTTTGGAAGCCATCTGCAAGACAGCTTCCCATCCAGCCGATTTGCTGAATCGTGTGGCTCTTTACAATAAGGAGAACGATGTTCTCCTACCCTTATCGCTGTACCGAGCTTCATTAAAGATCGGCTCAACGAATAAATATTCGAGTTTAGTTGGGTATCTAAGTGCGTGTGCGAGCGCGCTTGGTAGGAAGCCCTCTTTGATAGAAGCCAAGGCGTTAATCCGTCTGGGCAAATTGCTCTCGCACACGGATTAACAAACTTAGCCTTGAAGGAGGACACCAATGGCAAAACGAATCCGAATGACACAACGAAGTGCAGCTCAACCTCCAGCCTCCTACGGCTGGGAACCAGAGCATCCTGCACACAAAGCTGATCCCGAAGCTGACGCTTATCTGATTGATAACGACGGTAACGGCACTGGCTCAGAGCCAAGCGACTTCGCAGAAGATGTTGCACCAGGCCCCTATGCACAGGGTCCAGCACCATCTTCTTACGGTTGGGAGCCTGATCACCCCGCAGCTAAGGCTGACGCTAAGGGTGCTGCTCCTTCCGAGAAGAAGGCAGCTATGCAGCGTTTGGCGGCAGAGCGTAAGGCTGCAAAGTGCATCCGTATTGCTCAGGCGATGCTTGGTGATGTTGATGTGGACACCCTTGAAGATCAGGCTGTTGATCTCATGGACCTTACCACCAACGCAATCAACGCAACGATGGACCGACTCTCGGCTGCTTTCTTGGCAGACGACGATGAGGCTGACGTTGAGGCATACGACCGCGCTCAGAACGACGCACAGCTTGGTTACGGCGGCAAGGAAGCCGACGATGCCGATATGGTAGCCGAGGAAATGCTCGCTGCTATGCTTGCTGAAGAAGACGAGGCTGAGGCTGGTCTTTACGCAGAGGAAGACGAGGCTGAGGCTGGACTTTTCGCTGAGGAAGACGAAGCTGAGGCTTGTGGTGACATGGCCGCTGAACATGAGATGGAAGCTGGCGACGAGGAAGTTGAGGCGATGCTCGCCGAGATGCTCGACCCTGAGCCTGCTCTTGATCTCGCCCCACAGATGGACGAGCTTGAGTCTGATCCTGCCGACATGGGCATGATGGAAGAGCCAATGGATGCAGAAATCGGTCTTGAGATGATGGCTGAGGACGATCCTATGGGTCTGAGTGCAGAAGACGGCGAAGACGCTGAAGCAAGTGACGAAGTTCTTGCTCAGTTGTTCGGTGGCAAAGTCGCTGGCGATGATGAGGACGGAGACGAAGACGAAGACGCTGATGATGCCGATGAGGACGAAGGCGACGACGAAGGTGAGGACGAGGAAGAAGAGAAAGCCGAGAAGAAGGCATCTTCTAACCAACGACCCAAGGCTCGTAAGGCGAGCAAGGGTGCGCGTTCTCTCGGTTCTGTGACCAAGGCTGCTTCATCTGAGGTTAATGATCTCAGCAAGCTGTGGCGTATGGCTCCAGACGTTTCGGACGTGTTTGGCAAGTAAGCCACGCAAACCGACCGCATAAAAACCCCCCTGAGAGATTTCGGTCGCTCAGGGGGGTTTTTTTATCAATACCCCGTCTATCGGCAGGTCTATTTAGTAAGGGCGGCCCATCCTTTGTAAAGGGCAACCGCTTCAGATGGTCTGAGGCGTTCATTTAACCCCCTCCCGAACAGGGAGTAATGTCATAGGAGAAAATCATGGCACTACTTGGACAGGCGAGTGGCGGTTTTACTGAGAGCAGTTCTGCACTGCGTATCCTCCATGTTGGTATTCGCAACACGGTTGGCGTACTCACAGCAGACGCGTTCACTCAGTCGAACCCTCCCACCACCGCAACAGGTACTTCTGACCAGATCGATCCGTCTATTTTAGGCGTATTGAGCGGGTCTGTGGCTTTCAGTCGTGGAGATGCGACTGAGGGTGGTCCAAACGAGGTCGGTGGACCTCTTTCTGGACAAGGTGGACAACCTCTTGGTTGTTTCATCAATTCCGCTAACGGCAACAGCTTCGAGAACACCCCAGGTGCAGCAAGCGGTAAGGGACCATACGTTTCGGCGCAAGGTTGCTACGCTAACGCTACTTTCGAGACTGAAGAGCTTGGCGGCGGCGGTGAGATCACCTACACAACTGGCGACAACCTCGTTGCTTCCGTAAACGGTTACCTCACTTCGACTCAGGGCGTTGCAGCTATTGGTGGTGCAGACATCAACAATAACTCGCATTGTGCCGCTGAAGTGGCTGCTGGTAACTTGGCTCTCTTGAACGGTGACACCGATGTTCTCATCGGAGTTCTCAAGATGCCTTCTGACGCAACCCAAGACGAGATCGTTTACGATCAGCGCATCTGAAGGAGTATTGAACAATGTCTAACGTATCAAATGCAGTAAAGCAGCGCATCATCAGCGAGTACATCAAGACCCCACAGGGTCGTGCCAAGCTCGCTGCTTCGATGACTCAGCCGCTCCGTACTCGTCGTGACTACTCAGCCGTCGGTCGTAAGACCTTCTTGGTTGAAGCACTTCCAGACGGCGCACTTCCAATCTACGACAAAGATCCTGACGTAACGGCTTATGTCGTTGGTGAGGAAGGCGAGAACATCGTCGCTGTAACCAAGCCACGTCGTGTGATTTTCCCTCTGTTCGAGATCGCATCGAACCCCGAGATTCCATTGACTCAGATCAAGGAACGTCGGTTCGACCTCATCGAACGTGCGCAGGATTTGGCTCGCGCTCAAATCCAGGCTGCCGAGGACGAGCGTGTATTCGCAGTTCTTGACACCATCGCAGAGGAAGGTTTCGACTCCATTCAGGTCGAGCAAGAGCAGTCCGTTGTCGCTCCTATTAGCGGCTCCGTCCTTGCTGATGCTTTCGCCCTGATTGAGCGTCACGACCTTCGTGTTGCTCGCGTGTTCATGAACGCTCGCGATTACGCTGACCTTCGTAAGTTCGGTCGGGACATCCTGGACATTGAGTCTCAGGCTGCTCTCTTGAAGACTGGTCTTATGGGTACCCTTTGGGGCGCACAGGTCATCGTTTCTCGTCTGGTTCCTAACGGCGTAACGTATGTCTGTTGCGAACCGGAACTATTCGGGAGAATCCCTGTTCGTACCGAACTGACCGTTCTGAGTGCCGACGATCCCAAGGCTCGTACAATCGGCTTCTCAGTATTTGAAAATTTAGGTCTCGGGGCATTCAACCCTCGCGGTCTTACGCGACTTAGCATCACCCGCTAAATCG